GGGATGCAAATGCCTTTAAGATGGGTTTTGGTGGCGTTGGCATTGCTAAAACCTTTATTCATGTGGATAGCAGGGACACAACCCCTGTGGTCTGGACGTATTAATGACCCCTGAACAGCTAAACGCATGGCGAATAGTCCCAAGATTGCTAATGTTTGCAATGATTGCCATGACGTATCGCACTGTAGAGTGGTTTATGTCCTTGCCTGACCCTAATCCTGAGCAGGCTGCACTAGTTTCGGTCATGACAGGGGCCTTAACTGGTGCGTTTGGTCTATTTTTGGGCAAAAAAGAGTAATGGCCGACCTAAACGTCAGTCTTTTGTCATGGCAGCAAGATGTTTTTGCTGATCCCACTCGTTTTAAGGTGGTCGCCGCCGGTAGACGTACCGGAAAATCCCGATTAGCCGCATGGCTATTGATTATCAACGGATTACAGGCCGATAAGGGCCATGTCTTCTATGTCGCCCCGACTCAGGGGCAGGCCCGTGACATCATGTGGCAAACCCTTATGGAATTGGGCCATCCTGTCATTGCTGGCTCGCACATCAACAATCTTCAAATCAAGCTGGTCAACGGGGCTACGATTAGCCTAAAAGGTGCTGATAGACCCGAAACCATGCGTGGTGTGTCTTTGAAGTATCTTGTCATGGACGAATACGCCGATATGAAGCCCGATGTCTGGGAGCAAATCCTCAGACCTGCCTTGACAGACCAGAAAGGTGAGGCGCTGTTTATCGGAACCCCGATGGGTCGTAACCATTTCTACGAATTGTACAAGTATGCCGAGCTAGGTGATGACGAAACCTACAAGTCGTGGCACTTTACGAGTTACGATAATTCTGTTCTGGATTCTGGCGAAATTGACATTGCCAAGAAATCCATGTCTAGTTACGCCTTCAGACAAGAGTTCATGGCTTCATTTGAAGCTAGAGGCTCTGAGATGTTTAAGGAAGACTGGGTTAAATTTGGGGAAGAGCCTGAAGAGGGCGATTACTATATTGCCGTTGACCTAGCTGGCTTTGAAGATGTAAACAAGAAACGAACCAAGAATACAAAACTGGACGATACTGCGATTGCAGTAGCAAAGGTGAATGAGAATGGCTGGTTTGTGGAAAACATTATCTACGGTCGCTGGGGCCTTGATGAGACGGCTACGAAGATCTTTCAGGCCGTCCGTGACTATCGACCCGTTAGTGTCGGCATCGAAAAAGGAATCGCCAAACAGGCAGTAATGTCGCCGCTTTCTGACTTGATGAAGCGGTATGGCACGTTTTTCAGAGTTGAGGAATTAACGCACGGAAACAAGAAAAAGACTGACCGGGTGATGTGGGCCTTACAGGGCCGGTTTGAAAACGGCTATATCACTCTGAATCAAGGCGAATGGAATGTTAAGTTCCTTGACCAGTTGTTTCAGTTTCCAGATGCTTTGACGCACGATGACCTGATTGATGCGTTAGCGTACATAGATCAGTTGGCTGAAGTAGCCTATGACTATGAATATGAAATTGAAGACCACGAAATCTTGGATGTGGTAGCGGGATACTAAAATGGCAGATGACTACAGCCCAGACCCCCTCATGGCAGAGCAGTCCATTGAATCGTGGGTTATTAACAAATGTGATGATTGGCGTGATTACTACGAATCAAACTATGAAGACCGCTTTGATGAGTACTACAGACTTTGGCGTGGTCAGTGGAGTCCAGAGGATTCCGAAAGGGCGTCAGAACGCTCAAGGATTATTTCACCAGCCTTGCAGCAGGCCGTTGAATCCAATGTTGCAGAACTGGAAGAAGCTACATTTGGTCGTGGCAAATTTTTTGATATTGCTGATGATGTAGTTGATTCACAAAAACAAGACGCTTTGTTTTTACGAAACAAGCTGTCTGAAGACTTTGAAGCCTGCAAGGTTCGTAAAGCTGTAGCGGAATGTTTAATTAACTCAGCCGTATTTGGTACGGGTGTTGGTGAAGTTGTCCTAGAAGAAATCAAGGAAATGGCCCCTGCTACCGAACCCATTATGGGTGGTGATCTTCAGGCTGTTGGCGTCAATATTACCGACCGTGTAGTCGTAAAGCTCAAGCCGGTATTGCCTCAAAATTTCTTAATAGACCCCGTAGCGACCTCGGTTGAGGATGCCTACGGTGTGGCGGTCGATGAGTTTGTTAGCCGCCATAGCGTTGAGATATTGCAAGAGCAGGGTGTTTATCGCGAGGCGATGATCGAATCAGCCGCTCCAGATACCGATTTGGAACCCGATCAAGACCTGACTATCTATAATGATGACAAGGTTCGTCTGACTAAATACTACGGCCTTGTACCTAGGGATCTTTTGGAAAAAGAAGATGTCGAGATACAAGAAGACTCCATGTATGTCGAGGCAATCGTTGTGATTGCTAATGGTGGCGTACTGCTCAAGGCTGAAGTTAACCCCTACATGATGAACGACCGGCCTGTTGTGGCGTTTCCTTGGGATGTAGTCCCTGGGCGATTCTGGGGCCGTGGTGTGTGTGAGAAGGGCTATAACAGTCAAAAAGCACTGGATACAGAACTTAGAGCAAGAATAGATGCCCTGAGTCTAACCATCCACCCAATGCTGGCCGTTGATGCTACAAGACTTCCGAGAGGGGCCAAACCGGAAGTTCGACCCGGCAAGATGATCTTAACCAACGGAGATCCGCGTGAAGTACTTCAGCCGTTCAACTTCGGGCAAGTCAGTCAGATTACGTTTGGTCAAGCCGCCGCGCTACAGCAAATGGTTCAACAGGCTACAGGGGCGGTTGATTCTGCTGGAATTGCAGGCCAGGTTAATGGTGAAGCGACAGCCGCTGGCATCAGTATGTCTCTCGGCGCTATTATCAAGCGTCATAAGCGTACTCTTATTAACTTCCAACAGTCCTTCCTCTTGCCCTTTGTAACCAAAGCGGCACACCGTTATATGCAGTTTGACCCCGAAAACTACCCCGTAGCGGACTATAAGTTTGTTGCTACGAGTACCTTGGGGATTATTGCTAGGGAATATGAGGTTTCGCAGCTAGTGCAGTTGCTTCAGACCATGAAACAGGATAGCCCTGCTTACTCAATACTGATGCAAAGCATTATTGAAAACATGAACCTCAACAACCGTGAGCAGTTGATGGCGGCTATGCAACAAGCGGCACAGCCTAATCCTCAAGCCCAGCAGATGGCGATGATGGCGCAACAGGCGCAGGTAGCTTTGCAACAAAGTCAAACAGCGGCACTAAGCGGTCAGGCCGCTGAATCTCAGGCTCGCGCGCAAAAGCTGGCAGTTGAGGCCCAGCTAGCCCCACAAGAGCTTCAGATAGACGTTGTTAATGCTGTAACCAGAAACCTAAAAGAAGGTAACGAAGATGACAAAGAGTTTGAAAGAAGGCTCAAGGTTGCAGATAGACTTCTCAAAGAAAGCGAACTAAAGGGCAAACAGCAAAATGCTAATGACGCAAACGGAACTCAACAACCTGTTCGGTCAGGTCAACGAAGCCTTCAAGAAGCAGACGGAGCAGTTGAACGACTTGAGGCGGCAATTAGACCAGCTTGAGGAAAGGCTTGATGGCTACGAAAAAAGATCCAAAGTTGGTACGCGCGGGCGTAAGCGGGTACAACAAACCGAAACGAACCCCGAACCATCCGACCAAGAAGTTCGTAGTAGTGGCGAAGCAGGGGGACAAGACCAAAACGATTAGGTTTGGTGATGCCAAAATGACGATTAAGAAGAGTCAACCAGCTAGACGCAAGTCATTTCGGGCTAGGCACAAGTGTGATACAAACCCGCCTAGTAAACTGACAGCACGATACTGGTCGTGCAAAAAGTGGTGATGGTATGAAGGTAAAAGCACCAAAAGGCTATCATTGGATGAAGGATGGCAAAGAATACAAGCTGATGAAGAATCCACCTGGGGGATACAAGCCGCACAAAGGCGCTTCTCAATCAGTAGATTTCAAGGTTCAGAAAGTCCATAAAAGCAAATAGGAGGCTGCTATGGGTTATGGAATGGGTGCGTACAAGTCTAAGCCAGCTAAAAAGAAGAAGAAAAAAGCCAAGAAAAAGGCAAAGAAGTAATGCCTAAAGCTAAGTCTAAGGCCAAAAAAAAGAAGGGTGCTATACCCGATAATGTAAAGAACAAGGCTCTTTACTCTAGGGTTAAGGCTGCGGCCAAGCGTAAATTTGACGTATATCCTAGTGCCTATGCCAATGCGTGGCTGGTGCGGGAATACAAAAAGCGTGGCGGTACTTATGGCTAAGACTAAAGGTGGCTTAACCAAATGGTTTAAAGAAGATTGGGTAGATATTAAGACCGGCAAGAAGTGTGGTCGTAAGAAAGCTAAAGGGTCTAAGCGTCCATACCCAGCCTGTAGGCCCAAAGCTGTAGCTGCCAAGATGACCAAGGCAGAAAAAGAAGCCGCAAAACGCAAGAAAAAAGGGCCAAAAGCCATTAAGTATGCGGTTACTGCATCTGGCAAAAGAAGGAAAAAGAAAGCCTGATGAATCGTGAAGATGAAAAGTATTACAACGATTACTTTGATTTATTTAGAAGCGATGGTTGGAAACAGCTAACTGAAGAGTTGACATCGAACGCGGCCACTATTAATAATGTCGCGATGGTAAAAGACGCTGACGATTTGTTTTTTAGGCAGGGTCAGTTAGAAGTATTGCTATATCTGTTGCAGTTTGAGGATTCAATAAACAACAGTTATGAAGATTTGGTAGGAACAGATGATTAGAGTTTTTGACTTTAGGTGCAAAAACGGTCATTTGTTTGAGGAATTTGTAGACAGCACAACTACAACCACTAGGTGCGGTTGTGGCGCTGTAGCTACGAAGGTCGTTTCGGCGACTCCGTTCGTGCTAGATGGGTCTACTGGGGATTTCCCCGGACGGCACAGAAAGTGGATACGCGAACATGAGGAAGCGGGACGAAGAGGAAGAGAAGCTCGTCGAGAGGCGGGCTAACTTTAAATATCTCCACAACCTTTGATAAGGCGGGGCTAAGTTAAGTGATGTCAAGAGCGACAATTATTGATGAGCGTCCAGATGAGGTGGACACCACATTACCGGAAGAGCCGACAATCGAAGCTGTTGAGGCCCCTTTAGAGGAGCAACCTCAAGAGCCTGAAGTACCACAAAAGTATCAAGGTAAGTCTGTTGAAGAATTAATACAGATGCACCAAGAGCTTGAAAAGTTTTCAGGCAAGCAGCGGAATGAAGTTGGCGAACTACGGCAAGTGGTTGACAGTTACATCCAGACAGAACTCTCGGCTAAAGAAGCACCTGAGCAACAGCAAGTAGACGATAGCGAAGATGTTGATTTCTTTGTTGATCCTCAAAAAGCTGTGGATAGCCGTATTGCTAACCACCCCAAGATCAAGGAAGCGGAGGCTTACACTCAACAGGCAAAACAACAGGCTACTCTTGCACAGTTGAAGTCTAGACACCCAGAGATGGAGACGATACTGCAAGACCCTAAGTTTGCCGAGTGGATTAAGGGGTCAAAGGTTAGGACAAAGTTATTTGTAGATGCCGATCAACGGTATGACTATGACGCTGCGGATGAACTGTTTACGCTTTTCAAAGAACGTAATCAGGTTGTCCAACAGACTGCTAACGCAGAGCTGGCGGCTCGTAAGAATACTGTGAAGTCTGCAACCACTGGTAACGCTCGCGGTTCCGCAGAAGGGTCAAGGAAGAAGGTTTATCGTCGCGCTGACATTATTAAACTTATTAAGACCGACCCAGAGCGTTATCAAAGTCTTTCTGATGAAATTTTGAAAGCATACGCCGAGGGTCGAGTTAAATAGCCTTAAAGGAGATTTATCATGGCTACAGCAACTTACCCCGGATCGGGCGGTAATACTGCCCTAACAGAAGCAGCAACCTTTGTACCAGAAATCTGGTCAGATGAAATTATTGCTGCTTATCAAAAGAACTTGAAGATGGCTCCCCTTGTCAAGCGTATCGCTATGAACGGCAAGAAGGGTGACGTTATTCACATTCCTAAGCCTACTCGTGGTGATGCCAACGCTAAAGCGGCTGATACTGCGGTAACGATCATTGCCAACACAGAGTCAGAGTTGCAGGTTACTATTAACCGGCACTTTGAATACTCGCGTCTGATTGAGGACATCGTAGAGGTACAGGCACTGTCATCTCTGCGTCAGTTCTACACTGAAGACGCTGGTTACGCTTTGTCTGTTCAGGTTGACAATGACCTTCATGCGGCTGGCACTGGTTTTGGTGATGGCGGTGCTGTTGTATTTAGCCCTGCTGCTACTGACTACCAGCACACTGGTTGTTTCTTCAATGATAACGGCACTACCACTCAGTACACTGATGACACTCTGGTAGCTGGTGATGAGTTTACGGATGCTTTCTTCCGCGACATGATCCAGAAGATGGATGACAACAATGTACCGATGGAAGGTCGTAATCTGATCATTCCGCCCGCAACGCGCAATGCGATCATGGGTATTGATCGGTATGTATCATCAGACTTTGTTTCTGGCGGTACGGTCAACAACGGCTTAATCGGTAACTTGTATGGCGTAGATGTTTACGTTTCTGCAAACTGCCGAACGATTGAGGCGGCTGGTGACAACACTGCATCTAGTGTTGATACTCGCGCGGCATTGTTGTTCCACACTGAAGCAGTCGTGATGGCAGAGCAACTTGCCGTTCGTTCGCAGACTCAGTACAAGCAAGAGTACTTGTCTACTCTGTACACTGCCGACACCCTTTATGGTGTTCAGGTGTATCGTCCTGAAGCTGGATTTGTCTTGGCAGTACCATCTGCCTAATCCAAACGGGGGCTTCGGCCCCCTTTCTTCTTTTCAGGCTGGGAACTACCAATGGCTAACTACACTAAGACTACTGACTTTGCGGCTAAAGACACGCTTCCTGGTGGTGATACCAACAAGGTTGTTCGTGGCTCAGAGTTTGAAACAGAATTTGATGCTATATCGACTGCGATTGCTACTAAGTCTGATACGGCAAGTCCTACTTTTACTGGCACAGTTACCATTCCTACTGTTGACATAAACGCAGGAGCGATTGATGGCACAACGATAGGCGCTTCTTCAGCCGCCGCCGGTACTTTTACAAATCTTACGGTAACTTCTGCTGATATTAACGGCGGGACAGTAGATGGCGCTACAATTGGTGGGTCTTCTGCTGCCGCAGGAACATTTACCAACCTAACGGCTAGTGGCACTGTTAATTTTTCTGGTGGAACAGTTAGTAATTTAGGTACGGTTACTACAGCAAATATAGATGGCGGTACGGTAGATGGTACTGTTATTGGTGGAGCAAGTGCTGCCGCAGGATCATTTACAACCCTGTCTATCTCCAGCACATTTACTTTGGGCGGAGCCTCAGTAACTTCTACAGCCGCAGAGTTAAATATCCTAGATGGGGTAACAGCTAGTACGGCAGAACTAAACATTCTAGATGGAAAGTCGTTTGTAGATGAAGATGACCTTAGTAGTAATTCTGCTACAGGAATACCTAGTCAACAGTCTGTAAAAGCTTATGTAGATTCACAAACGGGCGGAGGTGGAGCTACTTTAGCAGGTCTAACTGATACCAATGTTACTTCTCCTGCTGATGCGGCTTTGTTGTTTTACGACACTGGCACATCAAAGTGGATTGATAATGTAGTATCTGGCGACATTACTATTGCTGATACTGGTGTAGCCGCTATTGGATCTGGCGTTATAGTTAATGCCGATATTAATGCTAGTGCTGCAATTGCTATATCTAAGCTAGATGGTGTTACTTCTACAGCGTCAGAAATAAACTTAACAGATGGTTCTAGTGCAGGAACTATTGTAAATAGCAAAGCGGTTATTTACGGATCATCTGGCGAGGTTAATGCAACTACCTTACAGATTGCAGGATCTTCTATTACTTCTACGGCGGCAGAGTTAAACATTCTTGATGGAGTGACTGCTACTGCTACTGAATTAAACATTTTAGACGGTGTTACCTCTACAACCTCAGAACTAAACATTCTTGATGGTGTAACTTCAACAGCATCAGAACTTAATATCCTTGATGGCGTCACTTCAACAGCGTCAGAGTTGAATATTCTTGATGGTGTAACGTCTACAGCTACAGAGATAAATCTTTTAGACGGTGTTACAGCTACAACAACAGAAATAAATTATCTTGATGTAACTACTTTAGGAACCTCTGAAGCTTCTAAGGTTGTAACAGCAGATGCTAATGGCGTAGTGACTTTTGACAATGGCAAGATTGAAGAGTCCACGGCAGTTTCATCTAGCTCTAATGCGGCAACTATCAACTTGCGAGATGGCGATAACTTTACTCATACATTAAGTGAGAATGTAACGTATACGTTTAGCAATCCTGCTTCTTCAGGAAAGGTATCTGCATTTACGCTAACCGTCACACAAGATAGCTCGCCAAGAACAATTACATGGCCTGGGGCAGTTAAGTGGTCTGGCGGAACAACCCCTACTTTAAGCACAGGAAGTGGTGATGTTGATGTATTTGTGTTCTTTACAAATGATGGCGGAACCAAATACTACGGCTTTACTGCTGGACAGGATATGTCGTGAGTTTAGCTTTAAAGTTAATGGCGGCGGCTTCTAATACTGGTGTTGCTTTTATAGAGGCAACAGGTGGAAGTATTACAACAGACGGTAATTTTAAGGTTCATACTTTTAATTCAAGTGGCACTTTTACAGTTACTGCCGCACCCGCTGACGGAACAGTAGATATTTTGCAAATTGCTGGCGGTGGGGGTGGAGGTTATCGTCGGGGTGGTGGAGGCGGTGCTGGTGGTTACGTTACTGGAAGTAGCGTTTCTGTATCGGCGCAAGCGTATACCGTAACAGTTGGCGCTGGTGGCGGTGGAGGATCAGGTAGCGGAGGTGGCGGAGAGGGCAACAACTCAAGTATTGGCTCGTTGGTAACTGCATCTGTTGGTGGCGGAGGTGGCGGAGGTAATGGTAATGGTGCTGATGGCGGATCAGGTGGTGGAGGGCAAGGATTAAATGGCGGTACTGGCGCTGGTTCTGCAACTGCTGGTCAAGGTAACGACGGGGCGGCTGGTTCCCATTTAAGTGCTGGTGGCGGTGGTGGTGGTGCTGGAGCCGCCGGATCAGGAAATGTTGGTGGTAATGGATTGGCAAGCTCAATAACAGGCTCGTCTGTTACTAGGGCTGGCGGTGGTGGCGCATGGTCTGGCGGTGGTGGTGGCTCTGGCGGTGGTGGTAATGGTGGGTCAGGTACATCTAACAACGCAGTTCTTGGCACTGAAAATACTGGCGGTGGAGGCGGTGGTGGTGCGGATGACAGAAACGGCAGAGGTGGCGGCTCTGGTGTAGTTATTGTTCGTTATCAATTCCAAGCGGCATAAACATGGCACATTTTGCAGAGATAAATAGCGACAATGTAGTTTTAAGAGTCATTGTTGTTTCTAATGACGACATAAAAGATAGTGATGGTGTAGAGCAGGAATCTATAGGTCAGGCATTTTGCAATAACCTCCTTGGAGGAACATGGGTTCAAACAAGTTACAACAACAACTTTAGAGGCGTTTATGCTTGCATTGGGTATACCTACGATTCTGAAAATGATGTGTTTGTTAGCCCTGAGTAGATAATGAAGCTAAAGCGTGAAAACGATTGTTTTGTATCTGGTGCTAAATACTTACACCTACACATGGGCTATTGGAAGCAGGACGAGGCTAGAACATTACAGAATTTGCAAATACAAGGAGATAAATAGCGAATCAGATCAAACGTACACCTGGTATTTACCTTGGCCTAATTCATATTGCGATCCTTACGTTATATATGAGGTGACAAATGATTGACCCGATTACAGCCGCGGCGGCAGCTACGAAAGCATACGCAGGGGTCAAAGCATTTATTGAGGCAGGGAAGTCCATCGAGGATACGTTTCAAGTAGTAGCCAGATGGCAAGGCCACGCATCAGATGTTTTGTATGCAAACAAAAGGCAACAGAAAAGAACCAACCCACTTAAACAGGTGGTGTTTGCAAGCTCAGTAGAGGCAGAAGCGGCTCAAATGTTTGCCGCAAAGAAAAGGATAGAAACTCAAAAGAAAGAGTTAATAACATTATTGAAGTATGCATACGGTAATGAAGGTGTAGCAGAGTACCGTAACTGCATGAAAGAAGTTCAAGAACAAAGGCAGAAAGAAGTTTATGCACAGCAAGAAGCAAAGGACGTATTAATTAAATCATTTTGGATTGCTGTTCTTGCAGGCATAGCTGGTTTATTAATTACATTTATCATTACGTCAGTATCGGGAAGCTAAAGATGGAAGAGCCAACAAAACAAATAATAGACGTAATTAGCTTTGGCACTGTTCTTGGCACTATCTCTGCCATTCTTCCACCACTTTCTGCCCTATTTACGATTATTTGGGTATGCATTCGTATTTGGGAAACCGATACAGTCCAAGGGCTAGCAGGTCGAAAGCGCAGGCGAGATGAGAAAGGCCGATTCGTTAAGGATGATGACTAATGTTACAAGCACTGTTAGGGCCGGTAGCAGGGCTGGCAAAGACATGGATGAACAATCGCCATGAGCAGTCACAAGCCAAGCATCAGGCAAAGATGCAGGTCATCAGTAACACAGCCACCTGGGAAGAAAAGATGGCTGAGGCCAGTGCTAGTAGCTGGAAAGACGAGTTTTGGACGCTTGTATTGGCAGTTCCACTCTTTTGTTTGGGTTACAGCGTTATTGTTGATGACCCCGCTATTCTTCAGCGCGTTTCTAACAGTTTTTCTGCTTTGGATAATCTGCCAGATTGGTATCAGTATTTATTATTTCTTGCGGTATCTGCGTCATTTGGAATCCGTGGTGCTGATAAGCTGATGAAGCTGAGGGCCAAGTAATGGCAGAGTTATTTGCTACCGCTGAAAATGAAAATAAAGCCAATCAAATTATTCAGATATATAACCAATATCTGGGCCGCGATCCCCTGCAGGGTGGAATAGATGGCTGGCTTGCGACAAATCAAACCATTGAGCAGATTGAGCAGGGCATAGCCAACTCGCCTGAAGCGGGTGTGTTTCAAACATTTAACGAGACTATTGGCCGCGACCCCACAATGGAAGAGCGGGACTTCTTTGTAAATGTAAACCCTGCACCCATTGAAAATATTGAAGCGGTCTTATCTAACACACAGGAAGCGCAAGCGTTTCAAACCCAACAGCAGTTAGATGAAACAGATTTACTGGCTGATACAACGGCTGGTGACACAACGGCTGGCTCATCGCTTGATGACACGATTGTTGGCGACGAAACAGAAACAGCATTTGCTACTGCTGATACTGGCAGATTTGGCGACATGATTGATGCTTCTGCAACTTTTGCTGCGGCCAATCAATATCTGGGCGTTAATCAGGCGCAATGGGCTGCATTTGTTGAAGAAGCAAATGAAATTAAAGCGCAAATGAATGCCTTTGAGGGCAATGAAGCTCGCGTTATGCAAGATCGAAGTACACCTGATGCTCTTTTAGATCGGCGCATTGCTGTATTGCTTAATCAAAATCCCGGCATGACCGCTGATGAAGCACGGGCAGAGGCTCAGGCTAGCCCTGAATATCAGGACATGGTAGCCACTAATCAACAGTATGAGGCGCTGCAAACTCGCCTTAACCAAGCGTATGCGTCTATTGGCTTAGACCCAGCGGGACGTATTACAGGCAGTAGTGTAAGCGTCCCCAGTGGTTCTATTAATTTTGACTTAGACAGCGGCGAAATCAGTGTTTACACCAAGCCCACTACTGGCACGTTCGTTAAAGGCTTGATTACTGCGGCGGCTACGGCGGGAGTTGGCGCAGCGTTAGCGCCTGTTGTTGCATCATCACTGGGCATTAGTAGCACGCTAGCAAAAGCTGTTGTAAATACGGCATTAAATGTAGCTACAGGCCAAGATGTATCTATTAGTGACGGTTTTTCTTTTGCTTTAAGCAGCCTTGTCCCCGGTGCTGGCGACATTGTTGACCCCGACATAGCTGGCGCGGTTGCTGGTGCTATTCAGGATTATGTTACCAACCCTGACAACTATCAGGAAAATGAAGTAGGGCAGATTGTTTGGAATACAACGGGTGGCACTGACGAAATGGGCAACCCAGTAATAAATGTCCCGGACTTCCAAGCTATTGTTGACGCTAACAAAGAAGCAGGTGGTGGTGGCGATACAGCGGCGGATGCTAACGCAAGTGTTGATGGTGGTGATGCAGGCGCGGCTGAGCCAACAAAGACCGTAACAGCCGGCGAACCAACCACCGTAACGGTTGATTCTTCTGCTGGTGGTGTTGCATCACAAGATGACAGCCTTCCTGAGATTGGCGATTGGGTTTTTAAGGATGGCGTTTGGA